TCATATACATCTAGTTGGTGTTCCGTATCAAGATCAGATTCGCTATCTTTATCTTTATCAGATTTTGATGTTTCAGATTCTTTTACGCTGTAATTGTAGAATGTCATGAAACCTTTAGTCTTACCTATTGGCTTCGTGATGTCTTGTTTAGCACCAGTATCAGATGTAGATGGCTCTAACTTATCTGTGCCGTTTGGTTGTATGACTCCTTCTTTCATTTCTTTTTCTTCCTTAGGTTTAACATCTTTGATCCATTTGGAAACAAGATTACCAGATTGTTCTTTTAATAGTAAATGATTCGAACCACGCTTAACAATTGTATACAATTCTCCATTTGATACTACATTGTCGCCTTCGTTAAAAATCTCTCCACGAAAATATTGTTCACGAAGTTTATCTTTAACTAAAATTAAGTTTTCTTTGATTGGATCTAAACCCAATCCATGACGAACATCGTTCATTAGACGACGACCATCAAGTTCACGAATGTTGCTTGGCAACTTCTTTTTAAATTGTTCGTACAATCCTTTAGTTGCCAGTTGCTTCATTTTAGCAAAGTTGGCATCAGGATTCTTTTCCGTGATTGGAATAATTTGAATGGAGGTATTTTCTTTAACAAGTTTCTTTAGTTTATCAACTTGTTCGCTTCCAGTAACTATTACAATTTTCTTGTATTTCTTACCTAGTTCTTCTAGGAGATTGTTAATCTTGGACTCGTTCACAGACTTGAACTTAGTCTTAGGGAACATTAACTTTAAGTATTGTTCCTTCTTCTCTTCTTGAATTAGGCTATCTTTAGTGGATGCGTAGATGACGTGATCAGTATTCTTTTGCTCTGACAGTCTATTGACAGTTTTTACCAACAACTCATGTGCTGTAGTTGGAGGATCAAAATCTCCGAATGCACAGACTAGTGTAGTCGAGGGTAATTCTTTTATTAGTTGTCTATAATCTTTCATACGATCCATCTATAAAGTAGTACATACTTATTTAGGAGTTTGTATCCTTACATAGCGGATAGTAGAGCCGATGCTGCAGAAACGATCCAACGACAGGCGATCTCGTCTGATGCCAGTTCTTGTTGGGCACGAATATCAGCGATCTCTTGCAAAAGGAATGCATACTCTTCAGAGGTTAGTTGTCCTGCAGCATAGTTCTCATGGATAACTAAAAGTTCGTTTGCCAATGATGCTGCTGGACCACCTAGTCCAGCTTGCTCTCTTAAATCGTTGAGGATACTCATTTTCTTCCTTTCCAAGCATCGATGGTTACATCAACTCTTGTTCTATTAAGTTTAACAATACTTTCGCAGAATGTATTACTCTTGCTGTCTTTTGCTTTCTTTAATGCTTCTTCCATCTTTCCGAATGACTCAGATTGAGGATCACCTCTTTCGGAAGAGTAAACCTTCAAAGTTTCTACTTTGTCTAGAACTGATTGCCAGTTGGACTTATCTTCACAGCTAATCTTACTTAGTCCTACTTTAACATCTATCACATGACCAAACATGACTGGGTCATGTGGCTTAGGAAAGATTATGGCACAGCCAGAAAGAACTACTAATGATAGTACTAGGATTAATCTTTTCATTGCATAGCCTTTCTAAGATCGTTATACAAAGCATCTTTATGTTCTGGTTTCATCTGTGAGGATAGATGAGAATGAAATTCTTCTTTCTTACCTGCAGATGCTAATGCTCTTAGTTTAGTTCCAGAGACACCCTCAACACCTGTAGCGTTTTCATCTCGTTTACCAGCATTCTCAAAAGAAATATCTTTGAAGTTATAGTAACCATGAGCACCCTTAACTCCATTATACTTCTTAAGCAATTCTGCCATTGGTCTGCGATCTTCACCACCAGCAAAGTGTAGATGAGTCACACCTTGATCATGAAGTGCTGCTGCTTGATGTAAAAGAGTCGGTTTAGTTTTATCAGCAACTGTTATATTAGTTCCAGGAAATGCATTCTTGGCATGTTTTAGTTTTTGCTCAGGAGAAAGAGGATTCTTACCTTTCTTCTTATCAGCTGGAGTAGTATCTTGAGAACCAGATAGAACTAGAGTATGACCACCACTAAATTTCTTGGCAGTATCATGCATGTGTTGAACTAGTTTTTCATGACCAGCAGTTGGTGGATTCATACGACCAAATGCAAGTGTGTGATGATTTTCAGAAGCATTAGTATTACCTGCCTGAGCACCACGAGACTTCAATAGATTCTGTCGAGCAAACTCTGAACGATTGACCAACTTAGTTGGCTCTGTCACACCATTGTGAGTGTGATTGTATACAAAACCTTCTGGCTTGGAAGCAACACCACCAATAGAATGATCATATCCACCTTCGTTTGATTCAAGACTACTGACCAATTCATTCTTGGCATTGGCAAGATGACCATGCATCTTTAGTAGATTGTCATAGTGTTCTTTGTTCTTATCAATGTGTGCCAACTGAGCACCAGCGTTGTCCATAATCTCTTGCTTCTTGGCAGGAGTTTTAATTTTATCGAACTTCTTCTTTAACTGTGCTGACACATGGTCTTTGAAACCATCGCTGGAAGGAGTTTCACCTGTACGAACTGTTTGATTGATGTAGGTTGCTAGATGTCCTGATTCACCACTATGCTCTGCGTGAATTGCTTTATACATTTTAGCACCATGTCGTTCATGGATCTGCTTCGCCTTAGATAATTCTCCAAGAACTTTCTGTTGAGATTGCGCAGAGTATTGAGCACCTGATGAATCATAACTAGCAGTATGATGATACATATCTGGGTGATTACCAAATTCTTCCTCAGAAACATTACCAGTGGCACGCATGTTGCTGAGATTAGTTCCTTCGTATTTGGTATGGGTAACTACACCTATCTTTGATGTATTAATTGCGTTGGCTTTATCACCAGATGCAGTATAAGTGATAGTGTTTGGTGTGAAAGAAGTTTTGTCTCCTTCTTTCTTAATGTCGTTAGCAGTATACATAACATCACCTTGATATACACCTTGTCTTGGTGCAATTTTTGGTAGATGTTGTAAACCTGCTTTGAGTTTCTCAACAAGACCTGGAGCATGTCCATGATTCTTTTCGATATCTTCAGGTGTATAATTTAACTTTGGGTTTTTATTAAATGCAGACTTTGACGCAACAAAGAATTTACCAGTCTCTGGATGATGCCCATAAACAATAGATGGTGAACCATCATACTTCATCGTCAACTTGTTTGATTGATGCCCTTGTGCGGTATGATAATGTGCACCATGTAGAGCATCATACGCATGATTAAATCCGTCTGCTCCATGGAACAGTGGACGATCCTCAGCGTGAGTAATATGTTTGAGTTTTGCACCCTCTTCAGTCGGTGCAGCCTCAGTTAAAAAGTCTTTAAATCCTAGCATCATATTACTATTATACCCTAAGTTGCAATAATTGTCAAGCAATAACCCTACAGAGTTGAGGGGATTAGTGTTTCTCTATTTTCTGGTTTTCTAATTTAGCAGTAACTATACGACCCTTGTGCGCCCCAGAACCAGTCTTTGCCGATAGAGTAGCAACACTAGCAATTTTTGGTTTGCCGTTTTTATCCATTAGTGGCTTTCCATCATCACCTAATATATGCCCTTTAATACTAATGTTATTAGCACCAAGATGACTAACATGTAAATTTGCGAAACGACTTGTGTGGGATTCAGCCATACCCTGCATTGGAACAATGTGATGCTCCGCTTCACCATTTTGTTGAACATGACTGTGAATAATTGCGTGTTCAATTGAAGTTGGAGGTGATACGATTTTATGTAATGTATCTCTTAGACGAGAATCTCTGGCTGTATTACCTTCTGGAGTATTTGGTTCAGTTCCATGTAAACCAGTGGCAATGTCTTTTGTTATTTTCTTTGTAGTATCATCAGCACTCTTTCTTGCTGCAGCTGCACGACCTTCTGCATATAATTTTAATGATTTTAAACCACCTGGATATGATTTGCCAGACTCAAGAAATTTACCCAAATGTTCGTGCATAATTTTCTCTTTACCAGCAAGAGGTTTTTCTGCATGTTGAGCAGATAGTCTAGCATGTTCTGATTTGATACCTGGAACTGTCTCACCTTTTTTGTTCACTGTATCTTCTAGTGGCATTTCATCAATTTTAGTTTGAATATTTCGTTGATCAGCTGAACCATTATAGTTCAACTCGTCCATTTTCTTTTTATGTTCTATCTGATATGTATCAAGAGAACCACTAGGTAAACTAGCATGAGTTTCCATGGTGTCAAGTCCCATGTTTGCTAAGTTTGCTTTCTTCTGATATCCATACTTTGCAGATAAAGCGTAGTGACCAAATTGTTTTGGCTTTCCTGATTTATCATTTATAATTTTACCGTCTGGTCCACGCTTATGAAAACGAAGCATGAAGTCACCTTTGGCATTTGGATCAAAAATATTAGTGGTTGCCATGTGATCACCTGGAACCTGTTTACCATTTTTATTAATTTTATCAGGATTAGATGTCCAATAACTTTCTCCAACTTCTAAACCATCTTTACCAACTAAACCTTTTTTCTTTAAATGTGATTTTAATTCACCAGACATTTGATGGGAATGTTTATTAATTTCTTGATATGCTGCTTCACCAACTTTCTTACGAAGTTTATCATGAACTTGCTGAGGAGTACCAGCATGATCTGGATTTTCTGATTCAGATCTGTGGTGAGCAGGCAATTTAAATCCAGGTTTGTTTGGATCTGCATGAAACTTTTCTTCAGTACCTGGATGCATATATCCAGATGTTAGAAGTTCGTAAAGTTTACCCTTGTCATCTGCTTCTGTTTTTTTACCAGCAGTTTCTTCATTCAGAAGATGCCACTGTTCTTCCAAAAGATCTTCTTCTAAAAGATATTCTTGTGATAAGATTGTTGATTCTTTAAGAAATGATTTGAAATTTAACATATTTTTTCCATTATATCATCGTTAAACCAATTCGGTTTCCAACTGGATTTGGTGTACTAGAGGGAGAACCAAATTCAAATTTTGAATCAGCGAATTTACTCACGACATATTCACAAGAAGTTGGTTTGGAGTATAATCTAACTTGAGTTACGTTCATAGTTTGTGCAGCCTGTGTTAATAGTTTGGTTGCCCCATTTTTTGGATTATTTAACCACTGTATTAAATTAGCAGTGATTGGGTAATGTAATATTCCCCATGGTTTATCTCTGTGTGCTTTAAAATCTGCACCACGATTTACTGCTCGAGCAACAGCACTCTCATCTTTTAATTCGAATCCTAATCTTTTGGCTGCATCAAGGAATGGTTTTATCTTTGTTGCTGCATCTGGCCATTTACCTGCATGATCAATAGCTTCAAGTAAGTGATCATCAGTTGGAATACCCTGTGTATATTTATAAATACCTTTACTGTTCTTAGTTAAATTTCTAACGACTTTAACAAATTCATTATAACTATCTAATTTTAAATACTCAGCAGCAAGAAGTGGTCCTTTAAAAAGATCAGTGCCAGTGCTTTTTCCTACATCATTTTTCTCTTCAATACCAATATGTCCAAGAACAGTTGCAGCTTTTAAATCAGCACCTTTTAAATTTTTCATTTTTGCTATGACTGGAGTAACTGCAGTAATAGATGCTTTACCACCCTTACCTGCTTTAGCAGAAAAAGGATGATCCGATCCTTTAGAATCTATAAGATAGTAATCTACAAGTTTCTGATTTGATACTGTTGGGAATTTTGCTTTGGAGAATTCTTTTGAGTGGTGCTTTAGCATAAAAAGTGCACCAGTAATCTCACCAAAGTCTGAGGTAATTATACCTGCTTCTTGAGCAGATACTAATTTATCAAAGGGTACTTTAAAGGAAGTAGATCCTTTATTTGATTCATCAAGAATATGTAAACAAACTGCATAAACACCTGGAGTAATCTTTCTCCCTGTTTTCATTGTGTTTAATCTTTCCTTAGTCTGCCTGTATAAAGTGGCAGCATTTACAGGTGTAAGATTAAACCCAAATTGAATTGGAGTGAGTTGTTTCTTAGCTAGTGGAGGTATTGCAAGAGCCATTCGATTCCATTAATAATAGGTTTTATAATCTATTATTTAGGATGACGAGACGCTCGGATAGTTCGCTGGTATTTACGATCCCACTTGGCGATCTGCTGCATTAACTTAGGAATTGCAGCGTTATTACGATAGTCGTAATTAAATGCTTTAAGGATGTAGTTGAGAGTGGACGAATCCCTAGAGTGCTTTGCTCTATTGATTAGTTCTTCTGTGGTGATGGTTGGTCTGTAGACTTTGAAATCAAGTAACACACAGTGGGCATATGCCTGAATTTCATCGAACTCGGAGAGATATC